ACAGCCTCGACGACGTCGGCCTCGACCAGCTTCTGCAGCTCGTCCTTGGCCTGCTCGTGGCTGTCGCGTGCATCTTTGGTTTCGACAAGGGCAAGTGCAAGATCGGCCCAGTGGTTGTTGCCGCTCATGTCGACAAAGCGCATGCCGTCAACCTTGACCTTGGTCGCCTGGGCATGGACGTCGGCGAACTGCTCGGCGTGCATGTACTGGTCAGGCGCCACGCCGTTCTCGACGTGCCACCAGAAGTTCTTCTCTAGCTCCATGAGCTCGGACCGATAGCTGCCTGACGGCTCGACCTTGCAGATCACCGGGTCATTGTTGCCGGCGATGAAGGACAGGTAGCCAAAGGATCGGCAGGCCACGAGGCAGTAGTGTGCGATTTGCGGCTGGTAGGTCTCGACCATCGTGCGCACGGTGGCCCGCTCGTTGGTGTGCTTGAGCTCGATGAAGGTGGAGTGCTCATTCCACCAGCCATCCATGCGGCCGCGCAGCCACGGCAGATCGGGGTGAGCGAGCTGTTCCTGCGGTGGCAGGAGATCCATCATCAGCTTGGTGCGCAGCCATTGGTGATGGAAGGGTTCGGTGAAGGTGCCGAGCTGGACGCGGAAGATGTCCGAGAGATCGGCGGGCTGGCGGATACCCACCTTCTCTTCGTAGAGGGCAAGCCAGTCGCCCTCGATGATGCGCTTGGCGTCGGACCCGCCGACATAGCCCCGCCTGTCCATAGCTGCACTCATGCTGCGACTCCCTGTGTTTCATGTGAAACATACTGCACCGATGCAGCTGCCGAGACCTGCAGAGAGGCGCGCAGCGTAGCGAGCGCAGCCTCCAGCTTGACGGCATCTTCCATCAGCAGCTCGATGTACTGATCTTTCATGTAGTGCGTGCTGATGCGAGCGACACGGGCACTGATGGCCCAGCGGGACAAGGTGTTCCCGAGGTAGCTGATGTCTTCGACGGCCCGGTACCATGCAAGGCTGTCAGTTTCGTCGTGGTGGTCCTGCATCTCTGCATCTCCTGTTGCTATTAATGAGATAATAAGCTGCATTCGTGCAGCAAAGCAAGCAAGCGGAAGTAGAAACTTTACTGGGTTATGCTTCTTCCAGTTGCTTGATGTACTTGTCGAGCGTCATGTGCAGCCAGCGCCACTGCCACGCCTGATCCTTCACCGCTTCGAGGAAGTCGGCAGGCTTGGGCATGTTGGGATAGCGGTGGGACTTGCACACCTCGATGACTGCCTGCTTGAGGATGGCAGTCGGCAGTTCCGAGAGAATGGCGGCATAGACCATGAGCCCATCCTCGTCGGGCAGTTCGACCTGGAGGGTCTTGGCCACCAGTTCGAGGGACGTGATGACATCGGCCGGGTCCGAGGGTGGAGTGTAGTCGGCGATGTCAGACTTCAGCTTGCGCAGTGCAGCATGCGCCTTAGCCCTTAGATGAACGGGCACCGGCTCCTTGCTGAAGCGCATGTAGCTTATCAAGCGCGCCGTCGACGCGGGCACGGTTGCTTTCACCAATGGCGGCAGCTCGTCCGACGGGTCTTGCCTGCAGACGGGTGACTGGGGTCTTGGCAAAGCTGGCTGCTTTCCTGACCCAGTTACGGAAGGCAGCATCCCAGTCGGCTCGAGCCTCACCTCTGGAGGCCCAGTAATCACGGAAGCTATCTGTCTCATTGTCCATGTCCACGTTGGGGAACGAGGCCAACAGCTTCACGACGTCAGCCTCATCCGGTTGCCAGTTGACGGGCATCTGGGCCACCCGCTTCTTCTTCACGGCACTGGCCGGCACGCCATTGACGATGCGCCGCAGTGCAGCCACCTCCTCCTCGAGGGCGGTGATCCTTGTTTCATGGTCATCTGCCATGCGTTCTCCATTGCTGATTGCCGACGGGGCGAAGCGCGCCCCTCGCCCCGCCACGGGGCGCGCGCCGACCCCGGAGGATCAGCCTGCCTTCATGTCTTGCTTGGCGTCCCGCGCAGCTTGGAGTTTTAGGCGCAGAGCTTCCTTCTTGGCAGAAGCGCGGGCCTTCTTGTCCTTGGTCAGCTGCTCGATGATGGGCATGCAGTCGAGCGCATGCTTGCCCTCGTAATGCTTGAGCCATGAGGCGGGCAGTTCGATTACCCGGATCTTGTGCTTGGCTTCGACCAGCTTCTTCTTGAGGATGAACTCGTGGGTGCGCTGGCCCTTCACGTCCTCGATGACGATCGCCAGCGTGCCGCCCATTGGGTCAGTAATGAAGTAGCGGAAGTCTGCGTTGTAGGTGCAGACATGGGTGCCGTCGATGGCGATCTGGTAGGGCACTTGCCGCTCGATCCGGCTGATTTTGCCGGCTGCCTCCATGACCTTGAGCTGGAGGTAGCGGTTGGCCTCGGCTTCAGAATGGAAGAAGGCTCCGTCGAGATTGATACCACGGCTGTTGTATTTGCCCAGCTTGGAAACCTTGAAGGTGCCGTCCTTCTTGTGCTTGGGCTGATACTTCTTCTTGTAGCGTGGGTTGGGCATGCGACCCAGCTCGGCGACCGCCTTGTTGAGGGGTGAGTTCCTCGGCATTGGGGTTCTCCATCTGGACAGTGAGGGTCACGCCAAGGGCCTGTGCCCAGAGCACGAGGTTGTAGTTCGAGGGGTACTTGTCCCGGCATTCCCACTTGGAGACGAGGCGTTCGGCGCATCCAATCAGGGCATCGACGTCTGCCTGGAGCAGGCCGCGTTGATGGCGGGCAATGATCAGCTGCTCGATCACCGGGTCGAAGAGCTTGCGCCCTTCGATGGTGTGGACGGTGCGTCTAGGTGTGCTGGAACTGGGTGATGGCATCTGCCACCTTCACAGCAGTCTCGTAAGTCATGGCGCGTGTGCCTTTGACCGAGCGGTAGTAGGTTGAAGACGGCACGCCTGCCCTGTGGAAAGCGGCCTTCAGTTCAATGCCTGCAGTTTCCGCAAGCGATTGCAACTGTTCCGGGTATGTCTTGATCACGAGACCTCTCACGTTACTGCAGAAATGCAGGAGTGAATCGTAGATATTATGATTTGCTGCAGTTGTGCAAGGGCAGCGATGCAGTTTTCCCATAATCGTACAGATTTATGGTGCATGGATGCACAAACCTATTGTTTTTTGCTGCATCTGTGCTCTAGGTGTAATCAAGGGGGAGAAAGGTTAACGCAAGTGGGGCTGCATCTCATTGCCGATACCGTAAGTTTGTCGATTTTATTGGGAACTATGATGAGTAATGACGATCCGGCGCGCCGCGCCATTAAGGTCTGGATGCGTGAAGTCATGACCGCCAAGGGCTGGTCGGCTAATGAGTGGGCCAAGCGTGCCGGCACCTCTCCAACTAACATCACGCGCGTTTTATCTCCAACTTCTGGCATCATTCCGTCGGGTGCCACCATCTCAAAACTGTCGCGCGCGGCAGGTTCGCAACCTAAGTTAGATTTTAAATATGACCTTAGCGTAAGTTCTTCTTGGCAAGTTCCTCTACTTAACGGTACTCTGTTCTCGGCGTTTTCGCCAAGACAGCTCTGGGAGTACGTTATGAATCCCGCTTCGCCGCTTCAAACAATTGCAGTTGACGGCCCTGTGGATGGACCCTGCGTTGTCACTGATGTGCCTGCTCTTGGCATGGTAGCCCGCGGCATTACAGTTGGCGATCGCATCCTGGTCGAGCGCATGTCAGCGCGCGACCTTGAGCCCGGTAACGTGGTGCTGTTCCAGCATGATGGTGCCACCAAGATTGGTGAGTGGCAGGGCAGCCTGATTGTCTTCTACCCTGCCACCTCGAGCGACGTAAACTTCCGGCCCATCAAGGCATCTGAAGCCGATGTCTATGGCCGAGTGCGGCGGCTAATCCGTGAGCTATGATCCCAACGGTGGCAAGAAAACACTGGCTGCTTTTACAGCCTTGCTCGCAGTTATCTTTGCCCTTGCCTGGATGTTGGGTCCACGCTCGGGCTGTTCGCCAACCATGTCTTTCTGGGGTGGGTGCTAGGCGGCAGCTGCCCAGTCCCACTCATCGTCATAGCTGACGTCGCGCTCGGCCAGCGGCAGTTCATCCTCCCGGTAGCCTTCCCAGAACGAGGCTGATTGCACCTCGGCCATGAGGTCGGCCTCGATCAGCAGGTCATCGCGCAGATACTCGCGCTCGTCGAAGCTGTCATTCCACATGGCGTCCCTCCAGATCGAAGGTGCCAGGCACCAGCCACATGCAGGCTGATCGCTCTGATCCACGGCCATCATCCAGTGTGCGGGTGCACAGTTTGTTGAAGGTGAGGATTGAGGCAAGCGCCTCGACCTCACCAGTTTCTGGGTTCCACCGTGGCCTGCCATAATATTTTACCACCATCTCAGTGGCCTCCGGTCGGACGCTTGTCGGTGAGAAGCAGTCCTACCATGCCACCCGCTACAGCAACGACGATCACCAGCAGCGTCAGTCTTTCGGTCCAGTCCATGTCTGTCTCCTTTCCACGCCCTCAATGGGCATGAAAAAAGGGGTCGGCTTTCGCCAACCCCAGTTCGGGAGGACAGTTGCAGGTCAGGCTGCCAGGTCGATTTCTCGCAGCACAATCTCGTTCGTCACTGACGTGAGCAGTTCTCTCCAGCCAGTCGCTTCGACTGGGCTGCGAGCCTCGTCGTATCGGCGCAGATAGTACGCGGCCCGCTCGTACAGCTTGGCCGTGGCAAGATGGTTCCAGTTCATGGGCATGTCCTTGCTGGAAATGAAAGATGCCCGACCCCGAAGGGC